TTTGGTATTTTTACAAGTCGTAATATGCGAGAGCGAGGACGATATCAATTGCAGTTAATGAAAACTCGTAGCTCGAGTGGGGTAGGCCAAAAAGTTGATCTTGAATTTAATATAGAAAGTCTGCGTATTACAGATCCCGGTGAAGACGCTCAAAGTGAAAATGGTGGGCAAGGATTCCGTACTAGTAGTCAAATAATGGATCAAATAAAAACTAAAGCTACAACTAATGATATTATGATAGCAGCTAAACCTAAGCCAGGATTTGAATTAGGCAAATCAGATCAAGCAAATGTTGATAGTGCAAAATTAAAACAGATGTTAGCCGATATTAAATCAAAAAAATAATTATGGTACTTGAAACTTTACATTTTGAAGTACATCTTTTATCCGAATGTTGGGACAGATTACCTCACATAGAAATTTTTTTAAATGACACACGACATTATGATAATTTAGTACCTAAAGGTTTACATATAATTAAATTCTCTCAAGAATGTCAAATTGATAATCTACATACGTTAAAAATTGCCAGATTTGGTAAAGATAATAAACAGGTAAAAATTGACCAAAGCGGAATAATTAAAGATCAATATGTTGAAATTACAAAACTAATTATAAATGGGGTAGATTGCACAAAAAATGACATAAACATAATGGCATCAAAAAGCAGTTATGTTCCGGAATATCCAGAGCCATGGGCATCACAACAAAGAGAAGCTGGGATCCAACTTGAAAAAGAGGTACCAGGAGCAGTAAATTTAGGACACAATGGAATATGGTTTTTTAAATTTAGTTGTCCTTTTATGGTTTTTATTGAGCAGATATATCTCCAGAATAATCCTGAAGTAACAATTGCATATTATAATAAGAATAGATTAGTGAAGTACAAAGTGCGAACCTGGGATCCGGGCGTTCAAGAATTACTTAACTTACATAACGAAAACATAGTCATAGATGAATTAAATCCATCTGCTAATATTGTAGAAATTAAATCTAATTTACCTTTAATCGCCAAAACAAAAGCAGAAAAAATTAAATTCAATATTGTTATTCAACCTACTTACTTTTACAAAAGTCCACATTTAGAAATATATTTGAATAATAAAAGAATTTTTTCAGATCTAATAACAAAAGAAACTGATATTACATTCAATGAACTTTTAGATTTCAATACAAACTATGAACTAAAACTTGTGCGTTCAAATTGGGATGTTAAGCAAGTTTTTACCACTGTAGCCGGCGAAAAGTTGGAACAGTGTTTAGAAATAAAAAAATTAATAATAGATGATATCAACTGTGAATGGTTATGTTATGATAATAGCTATGCAATTTATGATTATCCACAACACTTTGTAGCAGAACAAAAAAAACTTGGAATAGAATTAAAAGAAAAAAATTATGGAACAAAAACACTAACGTTTAATTCAATTTGGGTCTTTAATTTTTCTAGTCCATTTTATGAATATATAATGAAGTGCATGGGCGGAGGAATTTTTTAATGAAAAAAGTTTTTACAAAAGATGATCTGACAGTTAAATTGTATCCAGTTGCAGATAGTTTTTTAACAAATTTGCGTCAAAAGTGGTACGAAGGCACACACAAACTAATTGATGCAGACACTTTTATACACGAAGCAGATACGTGGTTTAGATCAACTAAAATTAACACACTAGATAATTGGAACAGTTTTGGTTGTGTAGATATAATAATGGGATGTACGCATTATATAGAATCTCTTATTCTAAAATATGGATGGGATGGCATTCAAATTCTAAAAAATGAATATGGATATTATGGCCTGATGGGAAAAACAGGAGTCGACGCTGATCAATTACAACCAAATATTCCATTAATAGTATCACTGCCAAATTTTGCTGCTGCCGATATCAGAGCAGATTGGAACGAAGTACTTAAAATTTGCGAAGAAAGAAATATAGACATACATATAGATTTTGCGTGGATTTTAGTTGCAAAAGGAATCGAAATAGATTTAGGACATCCTAATATAAAATCGTTTGCAATGAGCATTAGCAAATACAATTGCCATTGGAATAGAATTGGTTTACGATGGTCGCGACAAAGAACTATGGATAGTGTAACTATAATGACAAAATATTACGGTGATGTAAATTCTGGAATCATAAACTGCGGCAGTTTTTTATTAAAAAATATACCACGAGATTATACCTGGAATTACTATGGAAATATATATAACTATGTTTGTAAAGAATTAGATGTTCATCCAACTAAATTGATAAATGTAGTTAGATCAAAAATTGATAACAAAGTTTTAGGCGTAGGAAATTTACTAACATCTTTATATAATGGCTCAAGTTAATTATGTTATCTGCACATCAAACATGGGACAAACTTACAAAGTGTATAGTTGGCAGCACATATCCTCCAGAATTTTATAATTTTATTGAAGACAGTAAAGTAAGAACTGTCTTTGAACAGATTGCCAATGATACAAACGAAGATTTAAATAATTTACAAAAAAAACTAGAATCGTTTAATGTTTCTGTTTTTAGACCAATACTTAAAGAAAATTTAGACGAATACAAAGTCGGTAATAAATTTTTGCCACCGCCGCTTACTCCAAGAGATGATATAGGTGTAATTGGGGACAAAGTTTTTATGCCCAGACCTGATGATTTAAATCACTGGAGGTTATTGAGTAACGAAAACTGGAATACCGTAGCACCAAGAACTGAACAAGATTGGAATAATTTGCCACAGTTTATCAAAGACGATTTTGCAAAATATATGAATATAACCTGCGTTGAAGATCTTTACTATCGAGATTATTCAAGTTTTAAAAATATTGAAACTTTAGCTAAAGATCTAGGCAACAAGATTATCTATGATGAAAAAATAGATACAGCAATGATATGTAGAGTAGGTAAGGATCTATATTCTGGCTTATGGCCAGGACAAAATAAAGCAGAGTTGTTCAGAAAATTAGAAAGTTTGTTTCCTGACAGTAGAATACACATTATTGATACTCAAGGACACCTTGATGGCGTTTTTTCGGTGTTAACCGAAGGTTTAATAATAGCCAATAATGATCTAGAAGATGAAGTTTTTCATATTAACTTTCCAGACTGGGAAATAGTACGTATTTCAAATGACAACAGCAATTTATTTAGAAACTTTTCTGCTTTGAAATATCAAAATCAAGGAAAGTGGCTTGTTGCTGGACAAGAAAATAACTTAGATTTTGTAAATTTTGTTGAAACTTACATACAGAACTGGCTGGGTTTTGTTGAAGAAACGTGTGTTGGTGTGAATGTATTAATGGTAGATCAAAATAACATGCTATGTATAAAAGAAGATAATACACTCTTTAAAAAACTAGAAAAATATAACATAACGGCGCATGTAGTTCCTTTTAGACATTACAACTTCTGGGATAGTGGTATACATTGTCTTACAGTAGATTTAGATCGCATTGGAATAGCGGGCGATTATTTTCCATCTAACAATTAATATTGAATATTAATACCAATTTATTGTTGATGACATTTGTCTAAAAACCTAATAAATACCTTATATTGGAGTAAATCTTTGCAAAAGCGTACACGCAGCATACTTGATGAACTAGCACACATGCCTGTTGTTAAAGACAGAGAAAATCTAGTAGAAAGTCGCGCTGGACATGTAATCCAAGGAGCAATTAATTTGATTAACTACATCAAGGAAAACTACAGTTCCGACCAGGCATCTGAATTAGAACGTAGATTACTTAACAGTATCAAATCTCAGGACCCTGCTAAATTTACCCGAGGTGTAAGGAGATTTAGGCATGAAGATTAAAGAAATATTGCATGAACAAAATGGAGGCTTTTGGTCAAGTTTTGGAAAAGCTCTGTTACCAAAGGCAATAAAAACAGCACTGGATAAAGAATCATCACAACGTAATTTAACTCAAGATGAGCTTGCACGGTTGGCATATAATAAATTTGGTCCTGCGCCAGGATTAGAGGATTTTGGACATGTAGGTTGGTTAGAGCCAGAACGGTTTTCTAGACTTGTTACACCAAAACCTAGCGAGGTAGATGCAAAACAATTAGCAAAACTAGCTAAACAGACACGAAAAGCAGCAAAAGAAAAAGATGCTATCATGAAAATGTTACCATCAAAATCTGCCCCGGCACCAGCAGCCGAAAAAGCGACGATAACTGCAACTAACATTCCAGCAGGGCAAAGAATTAAGGTAACTAACCCACAAGGCAACGCTACATTTTACAAATATCCAGGTGGAAAATGGACAGACGAGTTTGGGACACTAATGCCGAAATCTTCGCACACAGCGTTGGATCAATTTGCCGACTCGGGCGGCAGAATGGAACAAATTCCTACAGCAACCAAAACAGCTTATCAAGGCCGCGGAGGTCGCCGTGGTAGATAGACTTCTAGAAGGTGGAAATATATTTAAAACTTCCAGTGGAGAATCGCTTACACAACGTATTCAACGCGATGATGTACCTGCAACTATAAAATGGATAGAATCCAAAACAAACATTTCTTTTCCAATTGAAACCTGGTTAGGAACAACTGGTCGTAAATCATCTTCAGGCGACTTAGATTTAGCAGTAGATGAAACTAAAACTACTAAAGAAGAGTTAATTAAAGTTTTACTAGCAGCTGGAGTAGATGCCAAAGATATTAAAAAGTCTGGAGACAGTGTACATATTAAAACTCCTATTGCAGGAGATCCTAGCAATGGGTTCGTGCAAGCCGATTTGATGTTTGGCGACCCAGGTTGGCAAACATTTAGTATGAGTGGTGCACCTGAAGGTAGTAAATTAACCGGTATGAGTCGTCATGTAATTCTTGCAAGCATTGTATCAGCTTTACATCCTGGACTTAAATGGAGTTACAAACACGGTTTAGTCGATCGCGTAACTAACACAACTGTTCCTGATGGTAAGAGTGCTAAAAAATTAAGCGACCTAACAGGCATTCCTGTTGTCAAACTAAACACGGCAGACGATATACTAGATGCTATCGCAAAAAGACCTAACTACGATCAACTAATTGCGGCGGCAAGAGAAACCCTGGCCAAGAGTAACATTGAATTACCCGAAGCTGCACCTACGCCTGGAACAGCAGCATGGTTTAGAGAATACTCAGATAAGTTTGCATAATGCTACTAGAATTTATAACATCATTAAATGAAGGTATTAGAACTCCGCATCCAGAAGATTTTATTCTAAATGGTAGCAAAGCAGCCGACGATGCAATTAATGGTATGTTGGCCGCAATCTCTAATCCAAATATTGTTAGTATAAAATGGGATGGCAGTCCGGCGATAATTTTTGGTCGTAGAACAGCTGATGGTTTATTCACCATGAATTATAAAGAATACATAGGTTTGCCTGGAGGTCAGGTAACATCCGGGCAAGATTTACTAAACTTTTTTGTACAAAATCAAAAAAACGTCGAAGTAGGACAGAAATTAGCTGCTATGTTTGATGCAGTTGCAAGTATAGTTCCATCAAATTTCAAAGGATTTGTACAAGGTGATGTTATGTGGACTTCGCCTGTACAGGAGCAGCAAAGTTATTTAATATTTCAGGCCAACCCTTATGGTGTTACTTATAAGGTTAAATCAAATAGCGCAGCTGGTAAGGAAATAAAAGGCCGTCCTTTTGGTCTGGCGGTACACACATATGGCAGCGATGTTGAAAAAACTTCAAAAGGGACAGAATTACAAAACAAAATATCATTACCAGGTCTAGGTGGTTTGTCTGGCTCAAATCAAAACATTACAGTTTTAACGGGCACCATGGGTTCTAGGTTTAAATTAAAAGAACCGGTACAGCAGGTTAGAGCAGCTAAGGCAGCAGTAAAAAACTTTGCTAGTTTAAATGGTGATGCTTTTTTAGATAGTCTTACACAATCTACAGTTGCAAAACTACAAACTTACTATAATAGAAAATACACTGGCCAAGCAGTTGATGCAAGTTGGCTACAAGGCAATCTCACTGCACCTCAATTTAAGTTGGTAGCCGCTGAAGAAAACCGTCCTATTATGCAGGCCATGGATGATGCTTACGTGGCCATATACAACCTAAAACTTGCTATATTACAACAACTTGAGCCACAAGTTGCGGGTGTAGAGCAATACGTAGGTAATGTACCCAAGGGAGAAGGTTTTGTAATAAACACTCCAAGTGGATTTATTAAACTTGTAAATCGAGGTGTATTTTCTACTGCAAATGTGCAAGGAAGACTCTAGTTTTTTCCAAACAAGCATAAATATTTGCATGCGTAAGACGCAAATAATTAAGGAGAAACAAAATGGCAATCGGAGTAACTAAAGTAAGCGGTGACACCGCAGGCGTAATTAATGTTGATGCTGGACGTAGTTTTGCAAATGCTAGTATTGTAAATACCGGAGTAGCAGCTCCAATCCAGGCTTTTAATATTCAAATTGTTGCTGGTAATCTAGCAGCAGAATTAAGTCGTGGCACAGATGGTACCGCAGGTGCAGTAGAAACTTTACTCAATCATATTTCAGGTAATGCGACCATCTTAGCATATCAAGTTGATGCGGGTGCTACAGCAGCAAACACACAACTAAGTGTAATTGTTGAACGTAGTTCATGGACTGCACTTTCACTACAGCAATCAATTCGTGCATCGTTGGCTGCAAACATTGGGTCAAAGACACCAGTTACAACAACTACTTTAGATGTACGTAATGTTGGTATCAAATTAGCGGCCAGCTAATTTAGACTTTTAGGCAAAAAAAAGCAGACTTCGGTCTGCTTTTTTTTTTGTATAACCATAAATATATCTAGCGAAAGCAAAATTTTAGGAGAAATAAAATGCCAATTGGAATTACTCGCAGTGCAGGTTATTCGTATGCTGGACTTGTAGGCACATTAAATGGTACATCAGGTGCTCAGGTAGGACAAAGTGTAAAATTATACCTAGTAACTGTTAAAGATGGCGGTGCTACTGCTATTGATCTTCGTACAGAAGATGATGCTGTAAATGAAGTGTTTGAAGCAGTGATTCGTGCTTTACCACAAGGAGTACTAGCTTATTATGCGGCCAATGCCGATACTGGTGTTATTAGTGTTATTTGTGACGGAGTAGATGCTCCTGCGGCAAGTGTAGTTCAGGCCGCAATAAGAAACCTAGGAACAGCAGTTGGCGCTAATAGTGTTGATGTCAGCGGTACAACCGTCGCCGACGGCACTAGTTTTACTGTAGCATAAAACTACTTTGCATGAAATCAAGGCAGACTTGTTCTGCCTTTTTTTTTCTACTAAATATCATTATGCATTTTTATACAGGAGTGACATTAGTTGACATTACTTCTACTGGTGTTATTAGACACACAGCAGATAATGAACTTGAAAGAAATCAACAAAGAAATTGGGAAACTGTGCTTCAATGCATAGGCATAAAATCACAGCCATTGCTAATAGACGGTCCTTATAGTGATATTTTTACCATTGATGAGACAACAAAGTTTCCAGACATATACTTTGGTAAACAAAGATGTTGGTTTTTTTCGTTTTCGGTAGAACATCAGGATGTGTTTTTATTAAATGGAGATAATGTTGGCGGATTAGATGAGGCATTCGCACAAGTTCCAATAATCTGTGGTTTACAGGAAACAGCTAGATTTATATTACCAATTTTCTATCCTTATGGATCAATAAAAAACATATATTTTATAAAAGGTAGAATTAACTTAAATACAGTCTAAACACAGGCACTATTAAGGCATTTTTTTTATGGCACACAACCTAGGCAATCGTACAGAACCCTTTCACACTATTGGAAAAGTAAAATGGCAGCAAGCGAAAGATCAAGCCTTGAAGCGCACGTGGATTTATGTGCCGAAAGATACAAGGCTTTGGAAGACAAATTAGATAAACTAGAACAGCGAATGACTACGATGGAAGAACACATTGTAATCATACGCACAAAAATATCAGAATCGGCTGCTGAGACTACCAGCAAAACTAGTGGACAATTAGTGACAGTTGGTACAGCATTTGGTGTAGCTATGCTTACTGGTTTAATTATGGTTATAGTACAACTAATTCTAAAATAATAATGAAGATAGTAGAACTTGTAAATAAAATTAGATTACCAATTACAAACGAAGAAGCTGATGTATTAGGACAGTTTAGTAGCGGTAAAAAAATAGCGCGAGAAGATTTATCACCTAGGCAATTACTTGTAGCAAACAGTTTGGTGAACAAGGATGTTTTATTTAGAAAAAACGAAGATGGCAAAATCTACTATAAACAAAAAATCGGAGTTTAGCAAGGCACAAGAATATTTTGCAAAAATAAGCACAATTTACATCAAAGAGTGGACAGATAAACAACTTAAAAAATATTTAAATGAACCCGTAGTTATACCTGTTGGTAGCTACGGGTTTTTAGTTGGTCCATATCGTGTACAAGGTAAACACACGGCCTGTTGGACAGTTGAGCAGCAAGACGGTAAGCATTTGCATGATTTTGTATCAAAAGCAAACGCTATTTTATACTGTATCAAATTGATGCATAACTATTCTACTGCAACTGAATTATTAGAACTAGATAGACAAATTGGAAAATTAGATAGAGATATTGATTTTTACGAGTATACAATTAAAACAACTAAAAATCAGTTTAAAATTGAAACTGCTCAAAATAGATGTGCAGATGCTCGAATGCAGCGCCGATCGGTTTATAACATTTTGAAAAAAACTTTAATTTCGGCTAAATACTTAAAATTTGGGAATACACCACTATGAGATTAACTGAAATGGGCGTTAAGCCTTCCGCTAAAAAAATTAACAAAGTAATGGAAAGCCGCTTTGGCGTTAAGATTGACTATGACAATTTAAACTTTCCAAAAGCTTTTGTGCTGGCTCAAGGACTAACTGAAAATCTTGAAAAAATTAAGCACAGTCATGGCGTACATGTAGCCGAAAAAAATCCTAAGTACATGGAGTTGTTGATGGTTCGCGAAGGTCTGCATCGTTGGATGGTTGAAAACAAGCAACAACTGATTATGGAAAGCGAAATGGGCAAGAGCCAAGCTATTCTAGCAGCTAAGGATATGGTTGATAGTATTCAGGACATGCTAGAAGAAGTTAGCAAAATGCAAAATGAGCAAATGCCTGCATTATTAGATACCATACGCGATCAAATCGGTATGGAACAAGCTGATGCATTTAAGGCAAGTGTTGAACCATTGCTAGCAGAGATGTCCACTCAATTGAGCACAGCTAGAGGCACGGCAGATAATGCTGCTAGAGCACTAGCTGGCGAACAAGTTGCAGCCCCAATGGGCATGGGTGGTATGGGTGGTATGGGTGGTGCACCGGCATTGCCAGGACAAATGCCAGCTGATATGACAAGCGATATGGACACAGACAGCTTCGGAGGTACTGATGCAGCAGTAGGTCCTAATGTAGTTGGTAGAGAGAAACGTTAATGCGTATTCGTGAAGTAATCTCAGAGGACCTGGACGAATATCTCGACGAGGTCCTTGAAGATGAAGCAGATGGACGTGGTGACGCAAATTTGCTTACCACGCTTGAGTTTTTACGCAATAGAGCTCATGACACACACATCCAACCTAGAATCAGAGTAGACAGCTTAATTAATCTAGTCCAAGGCACAGGCGAAAGTCAGTTCAATCTTGAAAATTTACTAGATGCATACAAATCAAATCCTGACATTAAAAATTTGATTAAAGATATCAAAGATGATTCGTCGGGAGTAAAATATGTTTATTTACAGCCATTTCAAGACGATACCGATATGCCGGTAGATATTGGTCAAGAAATTCCAAAATCAGCACCCGAACGAACCGTTGATACAATGGCTAAGTCGGCACTTGCAAAACGATCTTAAATAGTTTATAATAATCCAAAGGAGAATATAGATGGCTTATTCTGGTCAAGTCTTAGATCATTATGAAAACCCAAGAAACGTTGGCAAATTAGACAAATCAGATCCTAGAGTTGGAACAGGTTTAGTTGGAGCTCCGGCATGTGGAGATGTGTTGCAGTTACAAATTCAAGTTGATGATGGGGTTATTACAGATGCAAAATTTAAGACATATGGTTGTGGTTCGGCGATCGCATCTTCGTCGCTGGTAACTACCTGGTTAAAGGGAAAAAGTCTGGACGAGGCGGATTCAATCAAGAACTCGGACATTGCAGAAGAACTTGCGTTACCTCCTGTCAAAATACACTGTTCTATATTGGCAGAAGATGCCATTAAAGCGGCTTTAGCTGATTACAAAAATAAAAATAATGCTTAATTTATTGTTTTATCATGCCAACACAATTTACTTTCAAGGCCTTACTAATAGTTTATTTTTGTCAATAGTTTCAATTTATTTTAAAACATTTGTTGAAGTAAACAAACCAGAAATAGCAAACAAAATAAATTGGCACAGGCCTATTCAAAGACAAATAGATGATGATGCACTTGTAAATTATTGTAATGATAACAAAATTCACTTGTTATGCCTTAGTGTTTACCTATGGAATCAGCAATATGTTCATGATCAGATAATAAGAATAAAACCAAGATTACATCCCGACTGTAAAATAATGATAGGTGGACCTAGTGTTGATGTAAACATTAATCAAAACTTTTTTGTTCAAAACTCATTTGCAGACTATGCTATCTATGGACCGGGAGAAATCGCTTTTGCTGATCTTGTAGAACACATTATTAATAATAAAAAACTTATTGCTTTCAATGTTAGTAATTTAGCATGGTACGACAAATCAAAAGAAAAACAGGTAGTAGCAGATTACAAGAACGTCTCACAGTCACA